GTATTAGTGTGATAATCTTTATCTTTAATCTAGACAAGTGACCTTGTTTAATTAACTCGTTCGTGTTAGTTACTTTATCATGAGGTCCGAATAGTCCTTCTAGCACTAACTTATTTGTTTTACTACCATCTAATGTACCAGTAAATCCTATACGATACCGTGCATGGTGTAGTTTAGTAAGTATTTCCGTCAGTGACTTGGCTTTAAATAGATGTGCTTCATCACCAATAACTGCAGTAAAAGGTTGAAACCATTTCCTAGATTGTTTATATACTGATTGCCATGTAGTAATTGTTATTGGTTTGTCAGTAACCTTTTCATGACCTGCATATATCCTATGAACATAATCATCTACACACCATCCATAGGAAAAGAAATCCTTATATAACTGTTCTACTAAAGATGTAGTAGGTACAACTATCAATACTTTATTCTTAGTTTCAAATAAAAATCTGACGATTGAATATATCATCAGTGACTTACCTGATCCTGTAGGTGATACTATTAACTTTCTTCTTTTCCGTAATGCTTCGTAGATAGCAGTGTATTGATAATCTCTTACTTTCAGTGAAGTAAACTTATCGACATACCTTTTTACTCCATCGGAGGATATAAGTTCATCCTCTGAGTCAGGCATACCGAAGTGTTCATTATCAACATACTCATATCCATAACCTCTCTCCTCACAAAAAGTTTCGATATACTCTCTTAGACCTGCATATATCTGACCAGTTGCTGGTGAGAATAATCTTATTTTACCATCCCAATACCTCTTCCTATAGGAATCCATGAACTTTGCTTCTGGCACATCAAACGTGAAGTGATCAGATAGTTCATACCCTATATGAGGAGGTACTTTTAGTTGAAGGTATACTTCGTTTTTCTTTTTAATAAGAACATCACTCATCTATACCTCTAGAATAACGTAACCAATCAATTGCATTCTTTATTTGGAATGAACGATTGTTTATGTTATTTAGTATCTCTTTGAGAGTTTTCTCATAGGTATCATATAGGTCTAACCGACCCTGTGCCTTATTTAACTCTACATCTGCATTAAGATAGATGGGAACTTCATTCTTCATGATCTTTACATCAGGGCATTCTTCTTCTCTTCCCATATAGAAACTATACTTTTCTTTATAAAGTTTCTGGAATGCATACTGTGCTTCTTTTTTCATCAATACCATTTTCTGGTATTTGTCTAACCATTTACAGTGTAGTATAGGTATTTTGCGTGCCTCATCCATTAAGTCATCTGCCATTTCAGCATCTTCACGCCACTCACTCATAAATTTTTCATTAAGATTCATAGTGTTAGTTCTTTGTCATTCTTATCTAATAATTTGAAATAGGTGTATTTAAAAGTAACGTCTGCAGTTAGATATTGTATGTCATTAGTGTCTACACTAAATGGTAAACTAGTAATTGCTACTGGGAATGCATCGTATATCTTGACTACAGTTTGAGTGTTAAAACTACTGTTTAGTATTCTAAGAGTAAGATCTAACCTATCAACATCATCACCTTTATGCTCCTTTGCTCTCATAGCATTAGCAAACTCTTTCCATTGACCTGCTTTTTGAGGATAAGTTATACCTGTCATCCAATTATGAATGATAGAGTAGTTTCTCATATCCTCATCAACTAGAAAACTTATAGTAAAATCTTCATAGTTTAACTTATCACCTGATAGTTGAAAGTCATTATAAATGGTCGCTTGCTGTGGACCTTCCATTGATATGCCAGGTATATTCGCTTCATTGCATTGGAATGATACCTCTTTGAAGAAAGGTATATCCAACTGAAATGCTACTGGTGCTAAAAAATTTGACATCAAAATATAAAGGAGTCCTCCCATAGTATTTAGACATAAAAAAAGAGACCCCGTAGGGTCTCTAGTAAAATATGTAATCCGAATTACATTAAGTTTGCAACAGATACTCTTCTGTAGTAAACGTTTGTACTTAGGTTAGCAGCAGCTTGTGGATCGGAGTTTGTAAGAGTTGAATCATATCCCTTAGCAAATGGGTTAAGAACTACGCCATAACGTGTCTTAAATCCGATGCGTGGCTGGAAGTCGTCTTGCCCGACGCTACGTACCATCTGTAGAGGTACATAAGGACAATAGAACAGACCAGCATCATAAGGAGATGAACCCTTGTATCCGATAACATAGTACTGATTACCTGAGTTACCTGAAGATGCTGTACCACCACGAGTGATAGTTGCATATGGGTCAATGTAAACTCTGTATCTACCATTAAGGATACCAGCGAAGGTATTTCCTGTCTCATCAACCGCTAAACGGTTGTTACCTTCGATTGCAGGAGCGTAATCAAGAGCACCAGCCATTGCTAAAGCAGAAGCAACGTCAGCAGAGCACATAATCATGTTGCCCTTTCCACGACGAGTTTCTCTTGCAATTGCGTTTGCGTCTCTCTCGATTTGGAACATAAGTCCCTTGAATTTCTCAACAGACCATCTACCATTACTATCAACGTCTAGGTCGAAAGTACCAGCAGTTGCTGTATCAAACTGTGCACCACGCTTTGCAGATTTGTAAATTGTACGAACAATCTCTCTGTTGATTTCAGCAAGGATCTCAGATGAAAGAATGTTTGCCAATTCTGACTCAGCATCAAGACCGTGGATTGCACGTAAATCTTGAGCAAGTTCAATACTGTACTCTGCCTTTAGAGCTCTGGACTTAGCAGTAACCGAGATCTTCTCGATACTGAATCCCATCTCTCTGAAGTCAGGTGCAGAACCGTCACTATCAAGTCCCTCAGAGTCCTGTGTGGACATTGGTGAACCGTTTGAATAGTAACCTTGAACTGTTGCTTCGTTAGAACCTGTAAATGCGTCGTTAAGAACAGCAGGGTTGTCACCTGTTAGTGTAGGACCTGCACCAGAAACGTCGTTAGCACCACCAGTACCTGACTGATTTGGGTTAACTTCGTTAAAGAATGTCTCAGCATTACTTGTGCCAGGACCGTCGTAACGTGCTCTCATTGCAAAGATTAGTCCAGTAGGACCACTCATTGGTTGAACACCAGCAAGATCATAAGCAACCAAGTTAGGCATTGCACGTCTAATCAATGAGATTAGAACTGGGTCAAAACCTGCAACTGACTGGTCACCTGATGAACTAAAACCAGGGTTTCCTGTACCCGCTGGATCTGTGTTCATTGTAGGAACTGCTTCAGATAAGATCTGACGTTCCTGTCTAATTACTTTTTCTTGGTTCTCTAAGAGAATTGAGGTAACAGCTTTCTTATAGTTATCTGTGATAGGATCAAGATCACCATGGTCGAGAACTGGTGCCCATTTTTCTTGAAGAACCTTAGACATACCTAATGTCATTTGATTTTTTCCTCTTTAAAAATTAGGGGTTAGTTAATAATTTACTGCCACTGTGAGATAGCGTTGACATATGCTGCCATTGCACCTTCTGCAGGTGCTGCTACTTCTCCAGTTGCTACATCTTCCTTAGGAGCAGAAACCTTTTCCTTGGGGAAATAGTTTTCCTTAAGGGTAGCAAGCTTCTCCTTAAAGGATTCTTCAGATTCAAACTCAACTGACTCAGCAAGTGAAGCAAGCTTCTCTGCCTGTGTCTGAGCTAAACCTTTAGATACTTCGGAAATAATTGATTCACGAGTACGTGAATTGATTAATCCATTTAGTGAGACGTTCTTATCAATTTGCTCATTGAGCTTCTCTTCCATTTCATCTAGTTTGTTAGTCATCTCATCGAGAACATCATATTTTTCCTCAGGGATTGATACATAATTTTCTTCAAAAAGTTTCTTCATGCCATCCATGAAGGAACCATACATTTCTAGTTTGATGCCATTGTGGATTTCGAGTTCATTCTCTTTCTTCCACTCTTCGGCAACATAAGAAAGGAACTTATCCATTTTTTCAGAAAGTTCGGTCTTAACCTCTTCTACTTTCTGGGATAGTTCCTCTTCAAAAGCTTCTTCTAACTTCTTACGTTGCTCATTGATTTTACTCTTTACAGCAGCTTCAAAGATAGTTTTTGTTTTTGCTTTAAACTCTTCGGATAGTTCTTCGCCTGTTAGAAGTGCTTTAACATCGTCATCGACATTAATTTCTTCTTCAACGATTTCTCCGTCTACTTCTGTTTCTTCCGCTTTGGTGATACCTGCAGGTTTCCCATCTGGTGCACCAGCGTTTTTGTTAACAGCGTTTCCTTTTATTTGTGATGTGCCTTTGTTGGCAATCTTGGATGAGTTGTCATCCTGTTTATAATTTTGGTTGGTAGGACCTCCCAAATCTTCAATCGAAGCATCTTGCGGTGCAGGGACGGAAACCTTTTCCATACCATCTGCTTTGCCAGCACCATCAGTGACTTGGCGTTCGGAGAGATTCTCTTCGACGAATGTTTCAAATTTCTGGTCAACTGATGCTGACATATTGATACTCCTTGTAAATAATCTTACGTTATTCTGAATTTATTTATAAATTACAGTCCTTTCAAGAACTGTTCAAATGCGGAAACCTTACGCTCCTGCAAATTATATAGGGTAGCAGCGTCAATTCCTTTCTTAATTGAAGCAATTTCTTGCTCTTTTAACAATCCGTTATCCCAAACCCATTCTTTTCCTTCCATAATACCTTCTACAAAAGCATCAGGGGCAGATGGATCTGCAACAATATCAGCAGCAGTTGCTAACTGATAGTCATCACGAACGTAGTTTGCACCACCCATTTCTCTTAGAGAACCAACTCCTCTAGAAGAAACACCTAATGATACACCCTCATCTAGGAGAGATTTTGCAATCTGACCCATTGGTGTATCTAAAAGTTTTGCTTTACCAATATAATTGTTTCCTTCTCTTACGAGTGATTCAATTTTATGTGAAGCTCTATCCAAATTAACTGTTGGTCCTTCTGGATGTCCTAATTCACCTAAAGCACGATTCTTAGAAATGTTTTCTGTGGTATATCTACTAACTTCTCTTTCAAGAATGTCAATAGGATACACTCTACCATTTCTATTTTTAATTTCACCTTGCAAAAATACACCTTGGATATAATGGTTTTTCTTACCATTGTTATCCTCAGTTAGAAATTTTACTTCCTCTATTTGTTCAGTTATTAGTTTCATTGTCTTCTGGTGAAGGGGGTAACTGTTCTTCACTATCTACAGCATCTTCCTCAGGTTCAATCAAATGATTAAACATGTTTGCTCCTACCTTCTCTTTTTCAAGAGTTAGTATCTCTGCTGCTTTGTTCATAATGACATCTTTGACCGCATCGGATGCATCTGCTAGATGATCCTTCATGATCATATCAACGATTTTAGTAGTTTCCATAACATAACCTCATGTTTATTTAGCATTTTTGTTACCATTACCTTTACTTGGTGGTAACGGTGGTTGTTTCATGTTGTCAATTTGAGCTCTTTGCATCTCTTGTTCTAGATCTGCTGTCTCTTGTTCTTGACCTAACTGTGCAACTGGATCCATAACTAGACCCAATTTTATCTCACTATCTATTTGTGCACGCATCTCAACTATTTCTTGCTCCGTAAACTGGAGTAGTTGACGCATAACATAATCTTGTGAGAAGTATTTTCCAACATAAAGATCTAGTTCATTTAAAACTTCCATCTTTTTCTGGAGCATCTCTAAATCTTTTAATTCAGAGAAGTGATTATCATACAAATAATCATACTGGATATGCTCTTTCATATCCTCCCAGTCGTCAGGTGTGATAACACCTTTTAAGATTAACTGAGTTTTCAATAGGTCATGAAATAGATCAGAGAATTTCTTACGGAGACGACCTACAAATTTTGTAAATTTAATTTCATCTCTGTTAATTTCTTCTGACTTACCAAGATCAAATGATTTATCACTCTCTAATCTTGATGGTGGTACGTTTAATGCTTTGTATAATTGTGTTTGGAAGTACTTGATATCTGTTAACTCACCTAAGTTTTGTCCACCAGGTAAAGTTGTAATCTCTGTTCCTCTACCACCTTCTCTACGTGGTAACCAGAAATCTTCAAGCATACTCATATGCTTTTTATCGTCACGGATCTCACCAGTGTTTGAGTCGTATACTAACTTATTTCTGTAGCGAGACATGACATCACGAAGATATTGTTCCGCTTTTATCTTTGGAAGATTACCTACATCAATGTAGAATATTCTTCTTTCTGGTGCACGTGATAATCTGTAAATAACAATACTATCTTCAAGCATTCTTAACTGGTTAAGATACTTGATTGCTTTATGTAAGTAACTTAATACTATATTTTTACCTTGATCTTTTACACCTGATGTAATATATGCTATAGCATCATCAGCAATTTTGATACCTTGGTTTGTATTGTTTACACCTTTCTCGTTGTAAATATAAAATTCTGTGGTCTTACCATAATCATATTTCATGAATTGGTCTGCATCCATAGGTGGTTTTTCCACAATACGGAGCTTCTTAATTTTAAGTGGATCAATCCAGCGTAACTCTAATATACCTTTACTTGGATCTTCTAAATCTACCACCTTATGGTAAAACATTCTACCATCAATAAACCATCTTCTGAATATTTGATGAGCAGCTTTGTCTATATCTAATAGTTTCTTTATATGATCGAACTCGTCTCTTATACTTTTCTTTATTGAATCGGATGCTTCTAGGTTTGATAGTTCAATCTCTACAGGACTATCATCTTTGTCTGAAACAATCGCTTCATTTGTAATATCTTCGATAGCACTATCAACCTCAGGTTGCAGTGCCATCTGTCTATAACGACGTATTAAATTTATCTCATCTCTCTTTTTTGAGTCATCAAGATCCACATAATGACCGAACCATCCACCAAAAGGAGTAATGGTGGATGTTGCGTCATTATCTACTGGAGGCACTGGGGAAGCAGCACCTTTTGCCTTAAGTTTGGGGTCTTTATCTTTTATAGAGAACCCAAATAAAGTTGCCATAATTAAATTGTATTTACCTTATCTCTATTTATACTACTCTTTGAGAGAGGTATGTAGGTTCAGTTATTGCTGTACCTTCATCTGGTACTTCACCTGTAGTAGATCTTACTGATCTAGGTTTATCTGCATCAAGGTACTGATACTGGAACTCAACATCAAACTCTTCTATAGCATCGTTACTATCAAAAGCAACATTAATTGCACCAACTGAAGTTGGCCATGCATCAACTAATCTGTAAGTTCTAAGAACTGAATTCTTTCCGCCTGCAGAATCTTTTGATAATTGTCTAACAGTTACATCTGTAAATAGTGAATCTAAACCACCAACTACTCCGATGTTTTCATCAGTTTGGTTAGCAATATTGATCCAGTTTTCAAATGCAGCTCTAAGGTTAAAGTCAGAAGTGTTATAAAATGTAGCAGTCCATGCTTCAAATGTTCTGTCTCCAGGTATCTTAAGAAATCTTCCACGGAATGGAACTTCTATAAGTCCTTGTGAATGTGTAGGTAAAGATGTAGATCTACATAGGTATCTTGTCTCTCCCATTAGAGAACCTTTAGTAGCACCGTTAAGTGCTCCTATTGCTCTTTCTGGAAAATCAATATCTACCTGATACAGATTAGGTCTTACACCACCATTAAGTTTTGATTTAAAATCTATAATGTTAGGCATTGTTTGTTATTAACTCCTTTGTTTTAACTAGCGACTACTTCAGAGAAACTGATACCAGTTCTTGTAGCAACAAATGTCAATGTAATAAAGTTGATAGAACGTGTTGGCTGAATGTAAATATCAGCAACGAACTCGTTATTATCTATAACAGCAGATGTGTTATTTGAACTATCACATACAACTAAGTAATCTGTAATACCTCTACGTGACTGAATGTTACGTAAGAAAGGAGTTACGATTCCTTTAAACACATTTCTTGTGATCTCATCATTGAGTTCAAAGAGTTGTGCCTTAGCAGCTTCTTCAATTGCTTTTTCAACAACAATGAATAGACGACGAACGTTAATTCTATCGAATGCACTAGGTGTGCTAAGTGCTGTCTTGTCACCAAATAGAACTGCACCTTGACCAGGGAATGTACTGATTGGGTTAATTCTATTTGCATAAAGTTCATCTCTATCTGTCTTAGTAGGATTCCATGCAAGTTTTGCAAGGTTCCTAATAGCACCTCTAGAGAAACCTGCTGGTGAGAACCATGGTTCCTGTCTAATTGCTGTATCTGCAACTAATCCTGCAACGTCTGTGTTACATGGAATGTAGCAATACTTCTGATTCCATCTGTCATAAACATACTTGTAGTTACAATCAAGAACTAAGTATGAACTACTTGAAACACCATTGAAGAAATCTTTAACGTTCTTAACGATGTCTTTGTTAGCTAGTGGAAGACCAGTAGTAGCAATAATGTTTCCTTTATGTGGAGATCCAAATGCTATGCAATCTTTTCTCTCTGCAGCAATACCTGCAATGTAGTTTAGTTTCTCTTTTGTTGCTGTCTCAGTAGCAAGACCAGGACCCATTATGAGATACTCAAGATTGATGTTATCAATTTCTCTAAACTCATTATATGCTGTATTGAAGTCAGAAGATGAAAGATCCCATGCTCCACTTGCGAGTGCTGTATAATCTGCACCTGCACCTAGATCATAATCCTTAGAACCTACTGGTTCAAAATCTTGTGTTCTAGTGTTTGTTTCGTAAATTGTATCACCTGCATAGATGTATGCACTACCATCTGCAAGAACATTCTTATAGTAGTTAAGTCCACCTTGTGGTCCTCTACCATCAGATGCTTTTGATAGGTATGTAAATGATTCTATAATAGTATCTTTATTACCAGTTACAGATCCATCCTCATCAACAATTGCAATATGAACTGCGTCTCTACCGTATGCATCACCTGCATAGAATTCACCATCAGCAGTGTTTACTGGACGTGCAGCAACTGTGTTCCAATATAAGTTAGAACCACTGTATAGTTTTGCGTATGACCACCAAATTGATCCGTCGTCTACAGATGCTGCAGTACCACTATTAGATCCAATAGTTAATGAATCAGCAGCAGCAAAGAGTTGACCTGTAGTTGGGTTCTCTAGGTATGCATTAGTTGTGTTATCAACTATAACAACGTGTACGTAGTGAGTTGTAACACCACCATCCATAACCATTGTATAATCAATGACCTTACCTTTCTTAGATCCTGATACTACATAATCTCCAACAGAGACATTATTGATTGCTGAGTCGCCACTTGTAAGAGCAATAGATTGCCTAGGACCATTGTCAACAATACAAACACGTAACCCATTACCCCATGAACCTGCTGTCTTGGCAGCGAACAACCATCCTGTTGTGTTGTCGTTGTACTGTGCATCATAGACCTCACTGTTCTCTATCTTGATTGAATCTGCAGAGATAACTGCTGTACCTACTGCTGTTGTACCTGGAACAGGAATTGTTGGGGAGATACCAGAGAAGTTTGTGTAATCTCCAAAGTTTGTTACTGTAAATCCAGTAATAACTCCAGAAACACTTACATCTGCTGTAGCAGCAAATCCTGTGTTAGCAGCACCACCTGTAACTGAAACGTTGTAAGTTGCAGTTGGGTCGTAGTTAGTACCACCAGAAACTAGTGTAATTTCTAATCCTGTTGGTGCAGCAATAGAGATTGAAGGTGCAGATGAATATCCTGAACCACCTGAAACTGCAATAGCAGTAATAACACCGTTTGTAATTGTAGGAGTTACTGTAACACCAGCAGAACTACCGCCACCACCTGAGATTGATACAACTGGGTTTGAAGAATAACCAGAACCACCGTTTGTGATTGTTAGAGTACCAGTTAAAGCACCTGCACTAACGTTAGCAAGTGATGCTGACGCTTCTGCTGTAGTACCTTGAGCAACTGTTGCCTGACCTGTAACACCGACATCACCAAATGTGACAGTTGGTTGTGAACTATATCCAGAACCTGAGTTTGTTATAACAACTTGTGATACTTTACCATTAGCATCTAAAACTGCAGTACCTGCAGCATTAGTTCCTCCACCACCACTGAATGAAACAGAAGGTGCTGAAACGTATTTACCGTTAGTTGTAGGGTTATTGATAGTTACTGAAGAAACACTTTGTCCTAGACGTGAAACAGCATTCTTAAGTTGATCTGTGTTTACTCTAGTTACGGACAGTGTTCCACCGTAATTTAAATAGTTTGTTGCTGAGAGAAAGTACTCTGAATTATTTGCTACGGGTTCACCAAATGCTTCTATTAGTCCAGCTTCTGAACTTACAGTAACAGGAGAACCTAATTCTCCCTTAGTAAAAGGTGCAGCAAATCCTGCAATATTATTAATTCCAATCTCAGCTCTGCCATTGGTTAAGTCGAGTTCCTTAACGACGACACCAGGTGAGCGTAAAGTTGCCATGTGTATCTCCTGAGGTGATTAGTCATATATCTGCAAATATTTATTATTTTCCACTCTTTCAGTGGGGAAACAATGCATGAACACACTACCAGTCAGGATAATCTGCTAGGTATGGAGGTAACGGTCTAGGTCTATTTTTCTTCTTACTTTTTCTCTTAGATGTTATTCTTTGAACTGTACATGTCTTACATTCATATGAGTATGCTGAAGGAAATCCTTTCCTATCTTTACGTGTCAAATAGAAATCTTCTAATAAATTTTTCTTCTTATTACATACACGACAAACTCTATCTTTGAATATGACCTGTTCTAGACCAAATCCAAACTCATCCATCATCTATACTCCCACATATAATTTAACTCTCCATACTCATCTCTAGGACTTTCGTTTTCATACCATCCTTTGTTATCTGCAACAACCCATACATTACCTTCTTGATCTTTTTCTTTTTCATATGTTCCTAGACCATCATCAATAAAACCAAACGGTGCCATGTCTTGTTCTATTTGATTCTTTTGCTCTTCATAGATTCTTGTTCTGACATCATTCTCAGTCATCTCTTTAAAATAATCCTGAGCAACTAACCATCCAAATATAACTAGACACATTGCTAAGTCATCATGACACCCATCATCTGCTTCAAATGACTGTCTCTTCTGAATAAATGTAGTAAGTTCAGCAATAATATCATAGTCATTAATTAAAACTTTATCTGTCTCTACTAACTGTTTAAGGTTTGAGCACCCTATCTTTTTAACTGTAGTACTCATCTTAACACCTAACTGTGTTTTAGTACCAGAGAATCCTTGTCCTACTACCTGACCTGCACGACCTCTCATAGCACACATAAGAACGTTCTCATTCTCAAGATCGTACTGTAGTATAGATGCTACTTGATCTCCTATATCATTTACCTCACATAGAATGTATGCTTGATTGTATTGAGTTGAGACCTGATTGATAATATTGGGAAAGATCATAGGTTTAACTTCATTGTTCCTATAGATCCCAACAATTTTATATGGTACTTCTGTTATATCATATAGTATGAATGCTGAGTAATCGTTATTGACACCACGAGATACGTCAACAGTCATCAAGTATTCATGCTTTTCTTTTGGATGTTCATATATTTTTAACCCACCTCTCTGAACCAAAGGTTCATCATATGATAGTGATCTTAACTTAGCTGCTGAAATTAATGTATCAACAGATCCTAAGAACTCACACTCAAATTCCTGTGTGAACTGTCGTTCAGATGTGTTGGCAATAGTTTGTTCTTTCCACTTCTCGTCTCTGCCAGGTACCTGACTCCAATGTACTTCTGTAGTCGTATACTCATTTCTACCAAGTTCGGCATCATGCCATAACTTGTAGAACATATTCATTCCGTTGGGGGTGGAGATGATGATGACTTTGGTTGACTTACCAGATGATATAGTAGGATAAACACTGGCAAAGAACTGCTCTGCAATATGATTAGGTATGAACGCAAATTCATCCAAGAAGATGATGTTAAATGACATACCTCGGACAGCAGATGCTGAAGTAGAAGAAGCGAGAATTTTGGATCCATTTTCTAACTCCATACTACCTTTGTTCCATGCTATGATTCCTTGCTGTAACCAAACAGGTAGATTCTCATATGCTAATTGTAATCTTCCAAGCAATTCCCTAGCAGTAGGTGCTTTGTTTGCAAGAATACCTATGTTAACGTTATCATTAAAGATAGCGTAGTGCATAAGATATGCTACAACAGTGGTTGACTTACCTGTCTGTCTTGGTAGTTTTGCTATGTTAAATCTATTTGCATGAAAGGTATTAACCATTTCCTCTTGAAAATCATAGAGTTCAAATGGTACTAGACCTTCATCTAGAGAAACGATTTTAATATAGTTCTTTGCAAAATATACTGGATCTGCTTTACATTTCAAATACTCTTGTATTTGTTCCTCTGTAAAATTAATAGGGACATTTGCCCTTTTAAGATTAGGATTACCTAAGTATATCTCTGCCTGAGTAAGACGTGACATTAATCAGCACCCCACTTAGGTGGATTATCAGGACAATACATTCCTGGCAATAGAGTTTTCAAAGGCATAAAGCACCCACATAGTTTACATTGTTTTGTTGCTTGCTTAAAATGTTCACATTGTTCACATATAGCAAACTTCTCAGCAGAAGTCATAACAAATTATATAGTTTTAGCAGTCCCACTTTCTAAGGGACTTGTTTATTCTACTATCTGGATCGCTTGCTGTTTTCTTACTTGTTAACTTTTTCTTCATACCTTTCATTCTAGCACAGAATGATGCTCTTCTTTTATTACCTTTCTTTTTAGTTGGTGCTTTTAAGTCAGAACCAGGATTCTCTTTCTCATAAGATTTTCTCCCTTTCTCATTTAAACCACCTTCTTTATTCTGCCCTGACTTCTTTGTCCATGCAGCACCTTCACTGTGTGTCTCACCTTTCATAAGGGTACCATCTTTCATAACATGATGACCCTTAGGTATTGGTTTGCACTTCTTTTCTTCCCTACAGTAATAGTTACCTTTACCACAGGATTTGTTTTCTTCGGATAAACAGAATTGATGAAAGGTTTTCATGTTATGCTTGGAATGCTATGCCAGATGCCCAAACACTTGATGACCCTCCTGCCAATAAAGTTTGATCGCTTTCTTTCTTTATAGTTATTCTTTCTCCTGCACCAATATAAACTTCGGATGCTGATGAATAATTTGAGTCACCATGAGGTGTTGATGTAATCTTTACTGCTGAGTTTCCAGTATTCAGAACAGAAACCAAGACGCTACTAGAGACATTATTAGCACCTGTCTGAATATCTACTGCAGTTGTTAATGGTTTAATGATGAACATTTTACTGAAGTTTCTTTTATTTAGTATCTTTTAGACCTTGTTTCAACAGTTTCGACAATTCTGCTGTAGATCCAACGAACAAGGCATTATTATTTGTAACCTTGTTTTTCTTAGGACCTTCTTCAAGGTCTTGCATTTTCTTTTGTAGATCTATTAGTTTCTCTGTAGCGTCAGAAACACTCTTAACTAATTGACCTGCAACCTCAAATGCTCTAGGGTGATCAGTGTTATTAGCAACATCTATAATACCTGCTAATGCTTCCTGACCTTTTTCTATAACATCATATAGTTGACCACGTGAGTTTTCATAATCTTTTTTGACATCTTTGTCAATGTCAATATCACGTTCCTTCTTTCTGAGTTTAGGTTTCTCAGGAGGAAGAACCTCTGCTGCTACATCTAAACTCTTTTCAATGCCACTTGTATCCATTATACATCCTCAAAGAAACTAGCAGTTTCATTGAAACCGAAGTCGTCACCAGGAACTAGAAGTGAATCATCAATAGCATCAATAACGTTATCAGCATTCTTATCTATCTTCGCTTTAGGTGTTACCTGATATTTACGGTAACGTCCTGGCGATTCAATATTAGTAGTGCTGTATTCTTTAGTGATTGCTTTCTTAATGAATCCAACATCAGTTGTAGGACCATAAATGTATGTCTTAACTTGGAAATCTAGTGTCCATATGATAGTTCTTCTATCAGAGAAGTCACCATCATAGTCATCTACAAATGATACATTGTTTAATATGATAGGAATATCTTTAATTATATTTGCTTCTTCTACTAATTTTATTGATAGGTTAAATGATGGTTGGAATGTTGGAAGTATTTGTTCTACAATTTGAAGTGAATCTTCTTGAGTTCTTGTGATTACACTCAATTCAAATCCTAGATTATATGGAACTGGTACAAAAGTTTTCTTTACCCCTTTAGTAGCATCTCCACCATAAGTAGTATAGTTTATTGGACTCTGCTTTCTACCAGGATCATATGAAATACCATTCATTTCAAATGACATACGAGGTAGAGATATAGCATTTGGTCTACCAAGTTCTGGTTGTTCAGTCAACCTTGCTAAGAATTTTGATCTAGGACCATATGCCAAGGGAACTTTCATTCTCTGGTATGTGGTATTGTCATCATTGTATCTACGAATCTCTAGGTTATTGAATAGTGTACCAAAACCAATAACTGTCTTTCGTATTATTTGATCGTAATTGTAAGTTCCTAGCATAATTAACTCCTATTGCCAAATTCGCCAAACGGATTAACCTCAGTAAAATCGAGAAGGTTATCACCTAATGTCTCGAAATCTAGGTTATCTGCATAGCTGTCTTTAATGTTAAGTTCATCGAATGTAGTTATATTTATAGTGAAACCAGAATCGCTTCCTGTGAGTGTCTCACCAGTTTGAAACTCTCCATCAAATGCTCTTAGTTCTACCCAAGATTCTGTAGTGTTCCATTTATTAACTTTAGCAGTAGTATTACTAGTACCACCAGTTACTGTCTCACCTATAGATGGTGCTCCATTAATACTATCGTAATAGTATTTAACAATGAATCCTTCATCTACTTGTGTATCTAGTATACCACTAGTACCACCAGTTTCTCCACTATACTGGAAGAGTTCACATGTAAGTTTGTATGTATATAACTTACCAAACTGATAGAAAGGATCTTCATGCTCTACAAATTTAATCTCAAATAGGTTAGCAGATAAGGGGAACCATACTAAATCTCCCTCTTGTGGTCTACTTCCTACTTCAATACTTTCTGCACCAGTCAATGAATATGCAACAAAGTCCTCATACATACCACGAGATATTACTAACTTTATTTCATCACTAGATTGGATACCAAACTTAGTTAAGAAATCTCCATTACCATCAAACCCTGCAAAGTTCTCTAGATAACCAGACATCACAAAACTATCATTAAACTCTGAGATAACCTCATCATTTAATATAGTGTCTTTCTTTATTAGTTTTCTAGGGATATAAACAATATCCAACCCAAACATCTTTAGATATTCATCTATAAGATTTCCATTAAGAATCTGTTCGTTCCTAGTACCGTGAGTGAAATAGGTATTCTTAGCCATTTATCCTATTTCCCAGTTAGGTGGAAGTTCGTATGTAGATGTTATCTCATCTTCTATCTTCATGACTTCAGAATTACCATCGTCATATAACTCCCTACCATTCATTGTAATACCACCAGGTAACTGTGCACCTTTAAACTTGATAAGGTTCTGTCCCCACTGTCTTTTTATAAGTGCAGTAGTATATTTCTTTAAGAAAGGATCATTATAAATCTCAGTGTATGTCTGAGGATCTAACAATCTATGACAGTCAATGATTAGATAAGATCCCTCATCTAACATCAATCTATCAGTGTCAATGTATAAACGA